AAGAATTGATGCCCTGAGCCTCACTATCCATCCAATGCTGGCCGTTGATGCTACACGGCTTCCTAGAGGGGCTAAACCGGAAGTACGCCCCGGCAAGATGATCTTAACCAACGGAGATCCGCGTGAAGTACTTCAGCCGTTCAACTTCGGGCAAGTCAGTCAGATTACGTTTGGTCAAGCCGCCGCGCTACAACAAATGGTTCAACAGGCTACAGGGGCGGTTGATTCTGCTGGAATCGCAGGCCAGGTTAATGGTGAAGCAACGGCCGCTGGCATCAGTATGTCTCTCGGCGCTATTATCAAGCGTCATAAGCGTACTCTTATTAACTTCCAGCAGTCCTTCCTCCTGCCCTTTGTAACCAAAGCTGCACACCGTTATATGCAGTTTGACCCCGAAAACTATCCCGTGGCGGATTATAAGTTTGTTGCTACGAGTACTTTGGGGATTATCGCTAGGGAATATGAGGTTTCACAGCTAGTGCAGTTGCTTCAGACAATGCAGCAGGACAGCCCTGCTTATTCAATACTGATGCAAAGCATTATTGAAAACATGAACCTCAATAACCGTGAGCAGTTGATTGCGGCTATGCAACAAGCGGCACAACCCAATCCTCAAGCTCAGCAGATGGCAATGATGGCGCAACAGGCGCAAGTAGCCCTGCAACAAAGTCAAACAGCGGCACTAAGCGGTCAGGCCGCAGAATCTCAGGCTCGCGCGCAAAAGCTGGCAGTTGAGGCCCAGCTAGCTCCACAAGAGCTTCAGATAGACGTTGTTAATGCTGTAACCAGAAACCTGAAAGAAGGTAATGAAGATGATAAAGAGTTTGAAAGAAGGCTCAAGGTTGCGGATAGACTTCTCAAAGAAACTGAGCTAAGGACTAAACAGCAAAATGCTAATGACACAAACGGAACTCAACAACCTGTTCGGTCAGGTCAACGAAGCCTTCAAGAAGCAGACGGAGCAGTTGAACGACTTGAGGCGGCAATTAGACCAGCTTGAGGAAAGGCTTGATGGCTACGAAAAAAGATCCAAAACTGGTACGCGCGGGCGTAAGCGGGTACAACAAGCCGAAGCGAACCCCGAACCATCCGACCAAGAAGTTCGTGGTGGTGGCGAAGGTGGGGGACAAGACCAAGACCATTAGGTTTGGTGATGCCAAAATGACGATCAAAAAGAGCCAACCGGCTAGGCGTAAGTCATTTCGGGCTAGGCACAAGTGTGATACAAACCCACCTAGTAAACTAACAGCGCGATACTGGTCTTGCAAAAAGTGGTGATAATATGAAGGTTAAAGCGCCAAAAGGCTATCATTGGATGAAGGATGGCAAAGAATACAAGCTGATGAAGAATCCACCTGGGGGATACAAGCCGCACAAAGGCGCTTCTCAATCAGCAAATTTTAAGGTTCAGAAAGTCCATAAAGGCAAATAGGAGGCTGTTATGGGTTATGGAATGAAGGCGTATAGCTCAAAACCAAAGCCAAAAAAGAAGAAGAAAAAAACCAAGAAAAAGGCAAAGAAGTAATGCCTAAAGCTAAGTCTAAGGCCAAAAAAAAGAAGGGTGCTATACCTGATAATGTAAAGAACAAGGCTCTTTACTCTAGGGTTAAAGCTGCGGCCAAGCGTAAATTTGACGTATATCCTAGTGCCTACGCTAATGCGTGGCTGGTGCGGGAATACAAGAAGCGTGGCGGTACTTATGGCTAAGACCAAAGGTGGCTTAACCAAATGGTTTAAAGAAGATTGGGTAGATATTAAGACCGGCAAGAAGTGCGGTCGTAAGAAAGCCAAAGGATCTAAGCGCCCATATCCTGCTTGTAGGCCCAAAGCTGTAGCTGCCAAGATGACCAAGGCAGAGAAAGAGGCCGCAAAGCGCAAGAAGAAAGGGCCAAAAGCCATTAAGTATGCGGTTACTGCATCTGGCAAAAGAAGGAAAAAGAAAGCCTGATGAATCGTGAAGATGAAAAGTATTACAACGATTACTTTGATTTATTTAGAAGCGATGGTTGGAAACAGCTAACCGAAGAGTTGACACAGAACGCGGCGGCTATTAATAATGTCGCGATGGTAAAAGACGCTGAAGACCTGTTTTTTAGGCAGGGCCAGCTAGAAGTATTGGTATATCTGTTGCAGTTTGAAGATTCAATAAACAACAGTTATGACGATTTGGTAGGAACAGATGATTAGAGTTTTTGAGTTTAGGTGCAAAAACGGTCATTTGTTTGAAGAATTTGTAGACAGCACAACCACAACCACTAGGTGCGGTTGCGGCGCTGTAGCTACGAAGGTCGTTTCGGCGACTCCGTTTGTGTTAGATGGATCTACCGGGGATTTCCCCGGACGCCACATGAAGTGGGTACGCGAACACGAGGAAGCGGGACGAAGAGGAAGAGAAGCTCGTCGAGAGGCGGGCGAACTTTAAATATCTCCACAACCTTTGATAAGGCGGGGCTAAGTTAAGTGATGTCAAGAGCGACAATTATTGATGAGCGTCCAGATGAGGTGGACACCACAACACCGGAAGAGCCAACGATTGAAGCTGTTGAGGCCCCTTTAGAGGAACAACCTCAAGAGTCTGAAGTACCAGAAAAGTATCAGGGTAAGTCTGTTGAAGAATTAATACAGATGCACCAGGAACTTGAAAAGTTTTCAGGCAAGCAGCGGAACGAGGTTGGCGAACTACGGCAAGTGGTTGACAACTACATCCAGACAGAACTCTCGGCTAAAGAAGCACCTGAGCAACAGCAAGTAGACGATAGCGAAGATGTTGATTTCTTTGTTGATCCTCAAAAAGCTGTGGATAGCCGTATTGCTAACCACCCCAAGATCAAGGAAGCGGAGGCTTACACTCAACAGGCTAAACAACAGGCCACTCTTGCACAGTTGAAGTCCAAACACCCAGAGATGGAAACGATACTGCAAGACCCTAAGTTTGCTGAGTGGATTAAGGGGTCAAAGGTTAGGACAAAGTTATTTGTGGATGCCGACCAACGGTATGACTATGACGCTGCGGATGAACTGTTTACGCTTTACAAAGAACGTAATCAGGTTGTCCAACAGACTGCTAACGCAGAACTGGCGGCTCGTAAGAATACTGTGAAGTCTGCAAACACTGGTAACGCTCGCGGTTCCACAGAGGGGACAAGGAAGAAGGTCTATCGTCGCGCTGACATTGTAAAACTTATGCGAGATGACCCAGAGCGTTATCAAAGTCTTTCAGATGAATTGCTGAGAGCCTACGCCGAGGGTCGCGTTAAATAGCCTTAAAGGAGATTTATCATGGCTACAGCAACTTATCCCGGCTCGGGCGGTAATACCGCACTCACAGAAGCGGCAACATTTGTACCAGAAATTTGGTCAGATGAGATTATCGCTTCTTATCAAAAGAACTTGAAAATGGCTCCCCTTGTCAAGCGTATCGCTATGAATGGCAAGAAAGGTGACGTTATTCATATCCCTAAGCCCACTCGTGGTGATGCCAACGCTAAGGCGGCTGATACTGCGGTAACGATCATTGCCAACACAGAGTCAGAGCTGCAGGTTACTATTAACCGGCACTTTGAATACTCACGTCTGATCGAGGACATCGTAGAGGTTCAAGCACTTGGATCTTTGCGTCAGTTCTACACTGAAGACGCTGGTTATTCATTGGCTGTACAGGTTGACAACGATCTGCACGCGGCTGGTACTGGTTTTGGTGATGGTGGCGCTGTTGTATTCAGCCCCGCTGCTACTGACTACCAGCACACTGGTTGTTTCTTCAACGACGGTGGCA